TTGTTGCGCTTAGAACGCCGCCTCTGGGCAGGTTGGCCCTGCCCAGCCTTAACAGGAACCAGTTTGCGACCCTTAACCATGTTTATTGTTTCAGTACAATGTGTGCCAGTCGGATACAGAGATGGTTGCCAACTGCGTGATGCCAGCGTGGTGAGCGCCGAACATCACAGGGGAGACCTCCGTGGGCATTGTGATTTCAGCATACTTGGTTTCAAGGTCCACTTGCTCGCTGGGCAAGACGCCGAACGCTCTGTGGAATGAGTCCCTGCTGGCTTGAGTAACGTAGCTCGAGCTCCGCATGCCCTTAGCCATGTACTCAAATCCAGATTCCATGTTGCCGAACCCTTGCGCCTTCTTGCAAGGAATGCCAATACGCTTCAACGCCGCGTAAGCGGCGGAGTATATTGGGATTTCTCCTGCTAGGCTTAGCCCTGCTACGCCCACTTGGTACGACCAGCGCCTAAATGACCGAACTGCTGAGCCCATGTCAGGCGTCTTGTTTGTGCAGTCCTTGGCCAATCCCATATCAGGGTGCCTGACCATGATATAGGACGTGTTGCCAAGAACAGGCTGGCACTGGCAAAAACTCACCCGCTCGAACACATCCACCGGCTCCTCAATGGTGAGCGTGAAACCACGGTCCCGGAACCACTCAGACAGTTTGCTCTGGAATGCTCTGAGGGAGGAGCGGGACATGAAAACAACGCAGTCGTCGCCATTGTTCGCCAATCGCGCACAGACACCCACTTCTCGGGTGTAGGCGTGCACCATGGCGCACATGAGTAGGCAGTTTCCTAGCGCTGTGTTCATGTCCCCGCTCATCCGGCACCCTTCAGTCTGGTATTGGAATGTGCCGTCTGTGCCACAAAACGTGCCGTTGTTGCGGAGTTGCCACGAAAGCAGCATTTTCAACTCCCCATCACCTGGGAATAGAGCCTTGTAGTACCCGTGCTCATACTCCAGTGCGGCAATACTGACGTGTTGGTCAAACCGGCTGGCGTCAAGTCCAACGGCAACAGGGTCGTCGAAAGACTCCCACATCGCCCGAAGTTCACGTGCCACGCCGG